TGATACTGACCCATATGGAGACTCAGCTATAATATCAGGTGATGGTAATTGGTTGAGAACATATATTTCCGGCGATAGTAATACAATAAGATTACATATGGCAGGCGGAAATAATACTGCTAAAATTTATCTCTATACAGATGATACAAATATAAACTTTGCTCAAACAGGTGGTGGTAATTTTGGTTATGTAACCATAACAGGTGATTCAATTTACGATTACACATTAAACTTTTCACAAAACGGTTCAGACAATTGTACATACACATACAATAGAAACAACCAAACAGCAGATGTGACGGCTACTGTTTCTAATGGATGTTAAGTATGAAAAAGTTTTTATTTTTAGTATCATTTCTGGTACTTTTCTGTACTAGTTCTCTAGCTCAAACTGTAGGTAATGTAATAGGCCAAATGGGTACGACCTGGAATGAGCGTGATGGTCAAACTGAAAATACCTCAATGGGTTATGCATTACAAATGAATGATTTTCTCCAAACAGGAGAAGATGGTGGTATGATATTAAAATATGTTGACGATACCAAATTTACAATGGGTCCAAATACAGAATTAATTATTGATGAGTTTGCTTTTGATACAAGTAAAGTACCAATTGAATTGGCAATGAATGTATCAGTTAATGTAGGTACATTTACATATGAATCAGGTTCAGTATCTAATTTAGGTGGCGAGGTTAATATCAATGCTGGATTTGCCACGGTTACGGTACAAGGTACTGCCTTTTCAGGAACAGTTGACACTAGTGGTGAGGTTACAATTACCTTACTACCAGATAGTCAAGGTGAAGTAGGTATGGTTACTGTATCCAATGACGCAGGTTCTCAAACTATAACAGACGCATATAATTCCGTAACAGTTGTGTCAAATGATTTAACACCAACTCCTCCAAAAATAGAAACTAATAAACAAGACATTATTGAGTTAGATAAATTTGAAGATGAGATAAAAGATGAATCAACAAAAGCTTTTGGTGACGCAGATAAAAAATCAGCACAGGCAATGGAAGAGGCTATAATAAGTGAAGAGGCAAATATTGTAGAAGATAGTAATACAATTGTTGCAACAGATTTATCTTCTAGTGAATCAGATACAATGATTGAATTAGATTCAAAAGAAGAAAGTAATTTAGTTGAGGTTATAGATGAAGTTGATACATCTTATTATGATTCATGGGAAGAAGATTTAAAAGATTGGGGTTATATAGATGAAGATAACCAGATTTCAGTTTGGGATGCCGAAGGTGAAAAAACTATGGATTGGGATGACGCAAAGAAAATGTATGCTGAAATGGACCAAGCATACTTTGACGCTATTGGTTGTTCAGATTGTACATGGGACACCATAAATTGGGATGATGTAGATTGGGACGAGGTAGATTGGGACGCTTACTATGATGAAACAAATGAATTAATGGAAGCTTATGGATTAACTTCTTGGGCAGTTGAAACAGAAGAACAAGATGTTGTTGAAGAAACAAAAGAAGAAACAGAAGCAGAAGTAATTGAAGGATATACTTGGGAAGATTTTGCTTTAGATGATGATTATTATAGTAATAGTGAATACATTGCCGCTGGTGGTCCTCCAACATTAACTGTACAAAACTATTGTGAGTACAATGGTTACGAAGACTATTGGTGTAACCAAGACTATGTTGATTGGTTAAATTCGTGGTACAAAGATGACTGGACTTTAAAAGTAACCAATGATAGTTGGACTAAAGAATCTAAAAAGATATGGGGTAAATTATATGGTTGGTGTGGAAGTTATCCTAATTATAAAATGTGTGAAAATCAACCTAAACCTTGGAAGATGAAAGACTTAAAGACAAAGTATGTAACTGATTGGGAATGGTCAGATTGGGACACATATTGGGACGCATTATACGATTGGTGGTACACAGGTTACGATTACAATAATGAATCAGATGAAACAAATTGGGAAGATGAATATTCTTATGAAGATGATTATGATATAGACGCAGAGTTGGAAATATTATTAGAAAGTTATAATGAGGAAGAGTGTTTAAATTATGGATACTATTGGGACAATGCAAATCAATCCTGTGGTACAGAGTGGGTTGATAATAGTGGTTCTGAAACACAGGTAACGGCTAGTGGAGAAACTTTAAATTATAGTACAGGTGATGTAACACAAACTTTAACTACAACAAGCAATGGTGTGTCAACAAGTACCACTTCAACAGGCCGTGTATCCACATTAAATAACTCTCATAATGCAACTGCTTCAACTTCAGGTGACTATACAATAATAAATAGGTATAACGACAATCATAGAGCTTATGTAAAAACTGAAACGAGTAAAGAGGCCGATATTCAGATTTTACAAGACAAAGAAGCACAACATGTTGATGTTGGTTCCTCTACCAGCCAAAATAATATAACAATCATACAAACGGATTAGATATGGATTACGGAACGATTTTTTTATTATTATGGATAGGCTTTAGTGTATATTGCCTTTGGAGTTTAAATAGATGGATAGATAGAACTTTTTAGGATTGACATTTTTTTCTTTTTATATTATAATAAACTGATACTTTAAAAGGAGATAAATATGACAGTTAAAAGTCAACACAAGGACCTCAAAAGAAAAGTAAACGAAGCTGAAGACAAGAGAAATGTGAGAAGAGGTCACAATAGTTGGTATGATTTAAGAGTTTTAAAGAAATTAAAATTAGCGGCAAAGGATAGATTAAGGGCATTGAAAAACTAAATATAGAATATAGGACAAAATATAAAAGAGAGCAGGTTTACACCTCTACTAAAGTTATGATTATAAGTCCTATTCAATCGTCCATAAGGATAGGGTTAAATTTTCATGGTAGAACAAAAGAACGGTAATAACACCGCTATTAAGGTCCAGATAGAAGGACTTAAAAAAGATATTGAGAATGTTACTAATCTTAATAGTAGAATAGATAATGCCATTGAAAAATTAACAGATGTATCAACTGACATTAAACAAATGTTGGCTGTACATGAAGAAAAAATCTCCAGACAAGAACAAATTGATGATGTTATATTTGAGAAATTAAAAGAAAGAGCTGGAGAAATTGATACTATCCACAGAGAATTAACAAAAGAAATCCAACAGGTAGAAAAACGATTACTTATTGAAATCAAGCAAACAAGACTTGAAATCGGTGGTAGGGTCGGTGTATTAGAAAAATACAGATGGCTTATTTTAGGTGGTGCTATAGTAGTAGGTTGGTTTATAGCTTTAAATGGTCACGAAATCCTAGAAATGATGAAGTAACCAGCTGGAGCGCTTAGGTTGAAAAAAAGCGCTGGAAAATAGCGGAGTATTTTTTTGCTCTGGAGGTTTTTTCCACCATTGACAATAAAGAGAGTTTAGTGTATATTATGAGATTGCTATGTCAAGTTATATTGATTTAAAATATATTAATGAAATTTCAGCGAGATTATCGCAGTTTAAGAAAAAGGGCGATTACCTTTATAATTTTAGATGTCCCCATTGTGGTGATTCTAAAAAATCTAAAACAAAGGCAAGAGCCTATCTATATCGTGTAAAAAATGATATGTTCTTTAAATGCCACAATTGTGGTGAAGGACAATCTTTACCTAATTTTTTAAAATTTCTTGATAATAAAAAGTATGAAAGATATTTATTAGAAAGATATAAAGGGTCGGCACCCTCCACGCCCCAGCCGAAGTTTGATGACTTTAAACCCAAATTTAAAGAATCAAATATATTAGATGGTCTTCAATCTATTAGTGATTTGAAAGAAGACCATCCAGTAAGACAATATATTATAAAAAGAAAGATACCTGAACAATATTATTCTAAATTATTTTTATGTAATAAGTTTATGGCGTTTGTGAATAAAGCAAAACCAAATACTTTTAGTCATACAAAAGGTGAGCATCCAAGATTGATTATTCCTTTTTATGATATAGATAATGAGGTGTTTGCTTTTCAAGGGCGAGCATTTGGTAAAGAACAACCAAAATATTTAACAATAAAGTTAGATGAGAGTAAACAAAAGGTTTATGGATTAGAAAGGGTAAATCTTCAAGAGCCTGTACACATAGTTGAAGGACCTATTGACAGCTTATTCATAGATAATTGCTTGGCAGCCGCTGGTGCAGACTTGACATTGAGAGTGGAACCTGCTAATGTTACATATATATTTGATAATGAACCAAGAAATAAAGAGATTATAAAAAGAATGTATGATGTGATTGAAAAAGATTATAATGTTGTTATATGGCCAAATGATTTGCAACTGAAAGATGTAAATGATATGATAGTTTCTGGCATGAGTAAGGCGAAAGTGCAAACTATTATAAGTACAAACACCTTTTCCAAGTTAGAGGCGTTAACGAAATTAAGTTATTACAAAAAATGTTAGGAGAAATGAATGGTTAATGAAATATTAAATGTAAGAAAGCGAAACGGAAGAGGCTTAGAACCTCTTAACATTGAAAAGATTCATGAAATGGTTGAGTATGCATGTGAAGATATAACACAAGTTTCCTCATCACAGGTTGAGATGTCTTCTGGCTTACAATTTTATGATGGTATTACTACAGACGAAATTCAACAAATTTTAATTAAATCAGCTTCAGATTTAATTTCCCTAGAAACTCCCAATTACCAGTATGTCGCAGCTAGATTATTGCTGTATAGTTTAAGAAAACAAATTTTCCGTAGATTGTGGGACCACCCACATATATGGAAACATGTAAATAAATGTATAGAATTGGGTGTCTATGATAAAGAAATTTTAAACCATTATGAGAAAAAAGATTTTGACAGAATGGAAAATTGGGTTACCCATGAACGAGATTATGATTTCACTTACGCTGGGTTGCGTCAAGTGATAGACAAGTATTTGGTACAAGATAGAAGTACAGGACAAATTTACGAAACACCTCAATTTATGTATATGATGATTTCTGCTACTTTGTTTGCCAAGTACCCAAAAAACAAAAGGATGAGTTATGTTAAGAAATATTATGACGCAATTTCAAAATTCAGAATCAACATTCCTACGCCAGTTATGGCGGGGGTTAGGACACCTATTAGGCAGTATGCTAGTTGTGTCTTGGTTGATGTTGATGATACTTTGCCTAGTATTTTCTCTAGTGATATGGCTATTGGCAATTATGTTGCACAAAGGGCTGGTATCGGTGTTAACGCTGGGAGAATCAGAGGAATTAACTCCAGAATTAGAGGCGGTGAAGTCCAGCACACAGGAGTTATACCATTCCTCAAAAAATTTGAGGCAACAGTTAAGTGCTGTACACAAAACGGTGTTAGAGGAGGTAGTGCAACGGTTCACTTCCCTATTTGGCACAAAGAAATAGAAGATATTATTGTTTTAAAGAACAATAAAGGAACTGAAGATAACAGAGTTAGAAAGTTAGACTATTCTATACAGTTATCAAAATTATTTTATGAAAGGTTTATTAATGATGAAGATATTACATTATTTTCTCCACATGAAGTACCTGAACTTTATGAAGCATGGGGTACACCAGAATTTGATGAATTATATCAGACGGCTGAGAGGAAAACAAGTGTTAGTAAAAAGAGAGTGTCGTGCCAACGGTTGTTTATTGATATGCTCAAAGAAAGGGCAGAAACCGGTAGAATTTATATAATGAATATAGACCATTGTAATACTCATTCTAGTTTTAAAGATAGAATTACAATGTCCAATCTATGCCAAGAAATTACATTACCTACTACACCAATACAGCATATAGATGGAGATGGAGAGATTGCGTTATGTATTTTATCAGCAATTAATGTAGGACTTGTAAGAGATTTAGATGATTTAGAAGGTCTATGTGATTTAACAGTAAGGTCGTTAGATGAAGTTATAGACCATCAAAAATATCCAGTTAAGGCGGCTGAAATATCTACTAAAGCAAGAAGGTCACTTGGTGTTGGTTATATTGGTCTAGCACATTATCTAGCAAAACAGAAATTAAAATATAATGACAAACAAGCGTGGAAAGAAGTTGATAAATTAACAGAGGCATTTCAATATTATCTATTGAAAGCAAGTAATGAACTTGCACAAGAAAAAGGCCAATGTGATTATTTCCACCGTACAAAATATTCAGATGGCGTCCTCCCGATTGACTCGTATAAGTCAGAGGTTGATGAGATTGTGAATCGAAAACTATCTTTGAAATGGGAACAGTTGAGGAAAGACATTAAACAGCATGGGCTAAGACATAGCACTTTATCAGCCCAAATGCCATCAGAATCCTCTAGTGTGGTTTCCAATGCTACAAACGGCATTGAACCACCTAGAGATTATTTGTCTGTTAAAAAATCTAAAAAAGGTACATTAAAGCAGGTTGTACCAGATTATCAACGATTAAAAAATTTTTATACTTTGCTTTGGGACATGCCAAGCAATGAAGGATATATAAATATCGTTGCAGTAATGCAAAAGTATTTTGACCAAGCTATTAGTGGGAACTGGTCATATAATCCTGAAAATTATGAAGACAATCAAGTGCCGGTATCTGTAATGGTAGGTGATTTATTATCTACTTACAAGTATGGGTGGAAGACTTCATATTATCAGAATACATATGACGCCAAAAGAGATATTGACGAACCAGCTCACGGACTTGGTTGGAAAGACAATATAGAGGAACAACCAGCATTGCAAAGTCCTGCTTCTGAACATTTAAAAGGACAAATGCCGTTAGAAGATGAGGAGCAATGCGACAGTTGTACAATTTAAATGGTAAAATTTGGAGAACACATTACTCTTGATTTTATAGGTGTAAAAGAGGTTTATACACCGGAGTTTTTCAAGGATATTGTTAATAAAATTGCAAAAGCTACAAAAGTTGAGATACTTAATATATCTCAACATATATTTAAACCTCAAGGCTTCACTTTGATTGCTCTTTTAGCAGAGAGTCACATGAGTTTTCATACTTTTCCCGAAAAGGGAATTATAAGTTATGATTTTTTTACTTGTGGAACAACTCCTCCTAAAGCAGCTTTAGATATATTAAAAAAAGAAATTGGACATGAAAGAATAGTGACTAGAGAATTTGATAGAAGTACAATAAGTTTTAAAGAAGATATAGATAACACGCCAGGCCAAAAGAACTATTATGTTGTCAATAATGTTCTTGAGGATTTTGTTTCCGAACAAGGCCAACACATAGAAATATTAGATTTAGCAGAATATGGTAAATCACTTTTTATAGATAATGAAATACAAGTGTCAGAAAGTGATGAACACCTTTATAGTAATACAATGGTTGAAGCTTCTTCAAAGCTTCATTCCGTTAACTCCAACATAGCGGTAATAGGCGGAGGTGATGGTGGAGTAGTAAGAGAGTGTATATCAAGTGGACATGGTCATATTGATTGGTTTGAGTTGGATAAAGAGGTTGTTAATACATGTGAAAAACATCTATCTAAAATTGGAACTAAAGATACTAAATCTGTTAATCGTATTTGGGGTGACGCATTTGAAAGTATAAAGAAAATTAAAGATAGAAAGTATGATAAAATATATATTGATTTAAATGATGATGATGAATGTATAAATCTTGCAATAAATAACATGACCAATTTAAAAAGAATTTTAAAAATAAATGGTGTTATTACAGCACAGGTTGGAAGTCAAGATAGGGCACCAAAACAGGTGAATAGATGGCTTGATACTTTTTCTAAACATTTTGAAGAAGTAAGAAACGAAGAGAAATTTATTCCAAGTTTTGATTGTAGTTGGAATTTTATATCGGTTAAAGGAATGAAATATGAGTAGAAGTGTATTTAATAAAACCAAAGGGTTAGATTTTACAAAACAACCAATGTTTTTTGGTGAAGATTTGCAAGTACAACAATATAGTGATATGAAATATCCTATATTTGATAAATTGAATCAACAAGCATTAGGTTTCTTTTGGAGACCAGAGGAGGTTTCTTTACAAAAAGATAGAAATGATTATCCTAATTTAACACCAGAACAAAAGTTTATATTTACATCTAATTTAAAATATCAAACTATGTTAGATAGTGTACAAGGTAGAGGACCTTGTTTGGCATTTTTACCATTTGTATCAATACCAGAATTAGAAGGTTGTATTATTACATGGGATTTTTTTGAAACAATCCATAGTAGAAGTTATACCTATATAATTAAAAATCTTTATTCTAATCCAAATGAAGTTTTTGATACTATTATTACAGATGATAAAATTGAAAAGAGAAGTAAATCAGTAACAAAAACTTATGATGATTTAATTGATTTAGGCCACAAATGGCATGTAAATCCAGATAAGATTGATTTATATGAACTTAAAAAGAAAATGTATCTTGCAATGGTAACGGTAAATATTTTAGAAGGTCTCCGTTTCTATGTATCTTTTGCTTGTAGTTTTGCATTTGGTGAATTAAAATTATTAGAAGGTTCTGCTAAAATTATTTCATTTATAGCAAGAGATGAAAGTCAACATTTAGCAATGTCACAAACTGTCATTAATAATTGGCATGACAGAAATGATGACAAAGATATGAAAAAAATACAAAAAGAAGTTGAAAAAGATGTTTATAAAATGTATGATGAAGCCGTTAATGAGGAAAAAAGGTGGGCAACTTATCTATTTTCAAAAGGAAGTATGATAGGTTTATCAGAAAAACTTTTACACCAGTTTGTAGAATATATGGCAAATCGTAGAATGAAGTCAATAGGACTAAATGCAGTTTATGACCAAAAGTCAAATCCATTACCTTGGACTGACCATTGGTTAAATAGCAAGGGTATGCAAAATGCACCACAAGAAACTGAAATAGAAAGTTATGTTATTGGTGGCATTAAACAAGATGTAGAAAAGGACCAATTTAAAAAATTCAAATTATAGTTTATGGTAGTAAAAGAAAAAGCTAATAAAAAGTGTTCCTCTTGTGAAACTAAATATACTGTAGTATGGGATAAAGAGGAACAAGATTTGGATCCTTGGACTTGCCCATTTTGTGGATTTGAGGTAGAACATGAAGAAGATGAAGAAGAACAACATGACTTCGCAAATGGTGACGAAGACGATAGTTGGAATTGATTATAGTTTAACAAGTCCTGCTATCTGTATTGATAATGGGAATTTAATGTTTTATTATTTGACTAGTAAGAAAAAATGGACAGGTGTTATAAGTGAAGATATTTTTGGTTACTCACATAAAGAATGGAAAGACCCTATTGAAAGATTTAGAAATATCTCTGATTTTGTATTGGATATTATTAAACCGTTATTTAACCCCCTTGTTTTCATTGAAGGATACTCTTTTGGTTCTAAAGGCCAAGGTCTTTTTCAAATCGCTGAAAACTGTGGTATTCTCAAATATAGATTACAAGAAGAAAATATACCTTATCATACCGTGGTACCGAGTGTTGTTAAAAAGGGTGCTACTGGAAAGGGAAATGCTGACAAAGATATGATGTACGAGGCATTTTTAAAAGAAACTAAAATTGATTTGAAAAAATTATTAAATACAGAAAAGGTAGGTAATCCTTTATCTGATATT